CCCCCGCCTACGCCCCCGGCCCCGGTCCCGGACTCAAAACCCGTTCCGGTTCCCGTGGACATTACGGGCAATTGGGGAGCGTTGCCGGTAGCCCTCTACACGGGGGCGCTTTCGGTCTTCCTCTTGTTTGGGCTACAAGCGTGGAAAATGTACCGGGACGTTCGGACGGCGGCGGGGAAACCCCTCGTCCTAACGGACGCCCAAGCAGCGCAGATAGCGGCGCTGCTAACGGCGGTAGCGGGCGGCGGGGTATCTTTCCCATCCGGCCCCGGCCCCGGCCCGAAATAGACAAACCGAAACCTACGCCTACCCCGGCCCCGGCTAAACCCCGGCGGCCGGGCGGCGGCTGGTTTCATCCGTTAAAGGATGGGTACGAATTACTAACCCTTCCTCTAGCGCTTAAACATGCTGGCGGCTGGTTACTACTTCTAGCGTTTTCTACTCTCGTTACTTTCGTTTTAGTAGCTTGGTTGAATTCGCGCAAACGATAGGGAGTCTTTACTATGCGTGGTTTGATCTTGGGCGGGCTGGTTATCGCTCTTGCCCTCTTGGTTGTCCCGGTCGTATGTTCCGCCGGGGAATGTCCGGCGGGCGGTTGCGGCATGGCGGGCGGGGTCCGTTCCGCCGTTTCGGAATTCCAGCCGGTACGCCGGGCGGCCCGTTTCGTCTTGGACCGCCAGCCGGTACGGCGGGGTTTGCGCTTGCTCGTTCGGGGCGGCGGTTGCGGTTAGTAACTTGGTAAGGGAGTCCAACCGGGTAGAGCTATGAAAGTACGAAAGCGGAAACGCAAAAAATACGAACCGCTTTACCCCGGCATGAAACCCCCGTGGAAGCCGGGCCAATCGGGCAACCCTAAAGGGCGTCCGGTTGGTTCCGGCTCTTTTAAGACATTGATACGCCACTTACTGGCGGTCCAAGTCCCGCCCCGCAAAGGGTCTAAAGAGTTTAGGACTATTAAAGACCAATTAGCGGAAATCGCTATTAAGAGGGCAAAGCGTGGGGACTTCGCTTTCTGGCAAAAGGTCGTAGACCTACACGAATTGCGGCAAGTGAACGAGGAAGAATTAAACGAGTTTTTGGATATTGTTTTTACCGTTGTCAAAAAACACGTAGCGAAATTAGAGGGCGGACGGGAAGCCCTAGAAGTTATCGCGCGTGACCTAAACCGAAAGGATGGTAACTAAGATGGGTACGCGGGAAGCTAGTTTAGTAGTCCAACTATCGTTCCTTGGAACGATCAAAAACATTTTGTCCAGCGTAGCGGGGGACTTAGCCCAAGCGCAGTTTGGGGAAGCCATTAGCGCTATCCAACTATCCACGGGGGTAGAAGCGGACCAAATCAACCGGGGCGTTACCAAGCGTTCCTACTCCCTTTCGTCCGCCCAAATCGTGGACGTAGACCTTTACGATTTAGCGGCGCTGGACGAGGGCGGCGGCCCCGGCAAAGACGGGCTAGGGCAAGCAATGGCGCAAGACGAAGTAGTAGCGCTAGCCGTGGTCGTAGCGGCCGGGTCCGATGGTAAGTTAGTAATCGGGGGCAACGGAACCGGGGCCGCTTGGAATTCGATTTTTGAGGGGGACGATAACGCCAAGATGGGGCTACGCTCGTCCACTATTAACCCCGGTATCCTTTTGCTCTTTTGCCCATCGGAAACCGCCTACGAAGTTACGGACGCTACTAACCACCTATTGCAGTTTGAGGCGGTAGGCGGGGCGGTTACTTTCTCCCTACACGTTGCCGGACGGGACAACCCCTAACCTATGCAATTGCTACGACCGCTGGACATAGACCGGGCGGAAGCGTGGCGGAGATTGCAAGGGCGGTTTTCCGTTTGCTTACCAACCGTGGAACGAGGGGGCGTATTAGAGTGGGGCCGGTTCTACCTACCCCATTACTATACCTACGCCCCCTCGTTAATGCACGAAAGCATAGCCCGCGTATTAGATCGGAAATTCCCCCGGCGGGCGGTACGGGCCGCTTACATTGGCCCCCGTGGCGGGGCAAAGTCTACCGTAGGTACGCTTACCTACGCTCTAAAGCAGATTGCCCAAGGGACGGAACATTATATTTTAATAGTGTCCGATACGGAAGGGCAAGCAATAGAGCATTTGACCAACATAAAGGCGGAGCTAGAGGATAACGAAACGCTGGCAACGGACTACCCGTTTTGCGTTGGACAAGGTCCGGTATGGAAAGAAAACTATATCAAGACTAATAACGGGGTAGTTGTCCACGCGGTTGGTACTGGTAGCAAAATTCGCGGGCGTCGTATCCGCCAATTCCGCCCCTCGTTAATCGTCCTAGATGACCCCGAAAACGACGGGCATATAGAAAGCGAAAAACAACGGGGCAAGGTAGACCGCTGGTTTTCCCGGACGTTACTAAATATGGGGGACGAGTCTACTAACGTACTCGTCTTGGGTTCCGCAATGCACCGGGAATCTCTCATTATGAAGCTATTAACGCGGCCGGGTTGGAAGTCCCGCCGGGAAGCGGGCCGGGCTACTCCGTTCCGGGCTATCGAAAGTTGGCCCCGGAATATGAAGCTATGGAACCGATGGGAGCGGATTTATAACAACCCATCTAACCAGTTTGCGGAGCGGGACGCCAAGCGGTTCTACAAGGCTAATAAAATCAAAATGGATAAGGGGGCGGTCCTATGTTGGCCGGACAAGGAAACGCTTTACGATCTAATGAAGTTGCGGGCGGAGCTAGGACCGGCCGCTTTCGACGCGGAGAAACAAGGGAACCCGATAGACCCGGCTAGTTGCGAATGGCCCGAACGGTACTTTACCTATGACGGGTTTTATTTTGACGAATGGCCGGAAGACTTGATTATTAAAGGGGCCGCTTTGGACCCCTCTAAGGGCAAGCGGGACAAGCGCCACGATTATAGCGCGTTTGCGTTTGGTGGGATTAGTAAAGACGGTATCGTTTACGTGGATTGTGATTTAGACAAACGCCCTACGGACGCTATCGTTACGGACGCCATAGACCTTTACCAAACCTTTGGCCCCTCTTGCATGGCGGTAGAGTCTAACCAATTCCAAGAGCTACTAGCCCAAGACATTGCGGACGAAGCGGAGCGGGCCGGGTTGGCTATGACGGTCCTACCTATCGAAAACTTTACCGCCAAGACGGTACGCATACGGCGGCTATCGTCGTTACTAAGCCAACGGCGGTTACGGTTCCGGGCTAACTCTTTAGGCGCTTCGCTGGCGGTCCAACAAATGCGGGACTTTCCGAATGGGGACCACGATGATGGGCCGGACGCGGTAGAAATGCTTTGCCGTATGCTCTTTAGTAAACTAGAAGACGAGGGCGAAAACGCAATGGACGAAGCGTTAGCCCGCATTATGAAAGATTACCAATAATGAAAGCCAAGCGCATATCTTTGGAATCCTTACAACGGCGGGTAGATCGTAGGGCGCTGGAAACGGAGCTAGCGCTACTAGAATCCCAATACGATTTTGCATCGTCCCTATCGGACCCTACGGAAGCCTACCTAGACCCGCAAACCGGGGAAAGTTGGATACCGCTAGGACCGGCTACTAGCGATACGCTGGCGGCCCCGTACCGCACGGAAGCGGAGCTAAACCAAATCCGGCGGAGCGCACGGATAACCGCTATTAAAAACCCATACGCCAAAAACTTGCTTAATAGCATTACCGCTTTTACGGTTGGCAAAGGGCATAAATACACGGCAAGCCCCAAGCCCGATCTTGCGGACGAGGAAGACGCCAAGCTAATAGCGGCAAAGGTAAACCGTTTCGTCCAGCGGTTACTAAAGCTAAACAAATGGTTCAAGCGGCAACGCCAAAGCGTTCTACGCTACCACCGGGACGGGGAAACCTTTATCCGCTGCTTTTACCAAGAGAACGGGTATACGCTATTTCGTTTCGTAGAACCGGCGGACGTTTACCAACCGGCGGCAAAATCGGACGCGGCTAACTCGTTTGGCGTCCGCACGGACGAAGACGTAGAAGACCCCCAAGGGTATTGGGTTGCGGGGGAGTACGTTCCCGTAGAGGAAATCCAACATAGAAAGGCTAACGTAGATATGAATTTTAAGAGGGGACTACCAACCCTCTTTACAGTACGGGACCACTTGGACCGGGCGCTAAAGCTACTCCGCAATATGTCCGTTACGGTTGCCAACCAAACGGCTATTAGCGCTATCCGAAAACACAAAGCTACTAAGGGGCAAGTCCAATCGTTTGCCCAACGGCTGGTAACGAGTACCCGTAGGGACCGGGCAACGGGGCAAGACGTTAATAGTAGCAAGCAACCCATAGGCGCTACGCTGGACTTGGTAGACGGAAAGACTAGCTACGAATTCCCGGCGGGGGGACTTAACGCGGCTAGTCCGGTCCAAGTCCTAGCGGCCGAATTGCGGGCCATTGCCAGCGCTCTAAGTTGGCCGGAATTTATGATAGGGTCCGATTCTAGTAACGCCAATTACTCGTCCACGATGGTAGCCGAAAACCCGGCGGTTAAGGCTATCGAATCGGAACAAGCCGATTTAATAGAGGATGATTTAGATTTGATTTGGGCGGCTATCTCCCACGCGGTACAAACCGGCTACCTACCGCCGGACGCGCTTACGGTCGTAGAGATAGAAGTAGAACCGCCTACGATTGTTTCGCGTGACCCGAAAGCGAAAGCCGAAACGGACCAAATCCTTAACGGGTTAAAGGTCAAATCGGCAAAGACAATCGCCAGCGAAAACGGCTTAGACTACAAGCAAGAGCAAGCAAACTTTACCGAACACGATGATACGCAAATGGACGCGGGAGCGTTGGACCTACCGCCGGAAACCGGGGCCACGTTTGCGGCTGGCGAAACCGATCTAGCCAAGACCGCACTAAACGGAGCGCAGATTACCGGGTTAATAGCTATCCTTAAGGCGGCGGCTGGCGGACAAATTCCGGCCGATTCTGTAAGCGCTATTATCGGCGCTTCGTTCCCCAACCTAACGGCCGAACAAGTGGCGGACATTGTTACACCCTTGCAAGGTTTCAAGCCCAAGCCCGCCCCCGCCCCGGCCCCTAAGATTGCCGCTTAGTAATGAGTAGTACCGCTAAAGACGTGTCCGCCAATCTGGCGAAAGCCGTAGCGGCCCGTTCACGCGCCAACGCCAAGCAAGCGGACGTAGCCATAGGGCTGGTTACTAACGTAGTCCGGGACTCGTTCGCAAAGCTAATAGCCATAGCCCGGAAGGGCGGAAACAAGGCGGCGGTAAAGAGGGCGGCGGCGGCGGCCCTCGTCCAAATGGTAGCGGACACGGAAGCGGCGGTAGAGAACGAGCTACTAAAGGGAGCGGCTAGGGGTTGGGACTCCGCCTACGATCTTTGGGCGGACAACCTACCGGCGGAATGGTGGAAATGGGCGTTTAGTAAAGACCCGGAAGTAGTCCTATTAGAGTCCGTAGAATTCGATTTTGACGCCCCGGACGTTCCCGCCGGTAGAAGCAAGAGCGGCAAGAGGGCGGCTATTATTCCGGGCGTCCGGCGGGTTAAGCCCAAGCCCAAGCCCAAGCCCGCCCCGGAACCGGAACCGCCTACCAAGGTAGAGAAACAAGCGGCGGCAAAGATCAAAGCGAAACCGCCAGCGGCGGCCCCGCCCCCAACGCCCAAGACGTTACCAAAGGGGCAAAAGGTTAGTAAGGCGGTAGCGGCAAAGGTCAAAGCAAAGACCCGGCCTAGCCGGGAAGGGCTACGCGCCCTCGTTCGTTCGCGGGGCTGGAAATCCCGTATGCGCAAATGGTCTAAGAAAGTTACGGACCTAGACGCGGTAGCGGAAATAATAGCGGACGGAGTAGAGAAAGGAAAATCTATCGAATGGATTACCAAGAGAGTAAAGCCCCACGTCCAAAACTACGCGGCAAGCGCGCGCCGTTTAGTTCGTACCGAAATAGCCGCCTTAGAGAACAAGCAGCTAGAGCAAACTTTCGCGCTATTCGACGATATTATAAGCGGCTACCAAATTATTAACCCGCTAGACGAGCGGACCCGCCCCGCCCACGCCATACGCGCCGGGCGCATCTACTGGAAAGACGGGCGGCAAAAATACAAAGCAAGCGAACGGCCCGAATTACCGGACGCGGCAAATTGCCGTTGTACCTATGCGCCGATCTTAACGGAGAAAGCCCCGGCCGAATTGCAAAAGGGGCCGAAACCGGACCCCCGGACTTACGCGGGCTGGTTTAATAACCAGCCGGACGAAGTAAAACGCAAAGTAGTAGGGGCGGCCCGATGGGACGCTATGAAAGCGAAGAATAAGCGGCCCTCTTGGTACGACGCGGTAGACCCGAAAACCGGGGGCTTTATGGCCCCGGAACGCATACGGAAGGAAACGCCCCGTAGCGCCCAAGCCCGCCGTAAAAAATTGAAAGCCCAAGCGGAAGTTAATAAAGCGGAAGCGCGTAAGGGGCTGGCAAAGTATACCCCGCCGGTTACTAAGTAAGCCCTTGAAAATTCACAATCCGGCCCGTAGGGTCCATACCAACAAAGGGAGCTAGACCGATGAAAGCGAAACGACGGAAGCGGCATACGTTAATAGAGTCCGTACAATTCGATAGGGCGGCCCGAATTGACAAGGCGGCGGGGATTGTGCGGGACGTAAAAGTAGTGGGGCTAAAGTCCCGCCACGGATACGAATACACCCCGGAAGCGTTACGGGACGCTATCCCGCTTTATGAAGGGGTCCGGGTAAATATCGACCACCCCGAACGGAGCAAGCCGGACTCCGCCCGTAGTTACCGGGACCGTTTCGGTATGCTTACCAAAGTCCATTTCGTAGAGGGGGACGGGCTACGGGCCGATCTTGCTTACAACCCGTCCCACGGATTGGCTAACCAATTCGCTTGGGACGTTGAAAACAACCCTACCGCGTGCGGGTTTAGTCACAATGCACGCGGCCCCTTACGGCAACGGGGGCAAAAGTTGCTTTGCGAAAGTATAGAAGCCGTCCGTTCCGTGGACCTTGTAGCGGACGCGGCTACTACTCGTTCTCTATTTGAGGGGAAACCGACAATGCGAATTCGACGAAAGCGGACGAGCGGCAAGCCGTCCCAAATGTCCCGCCGGGAAGTCCGCCGGGCGCTGGTAGAATCCTACGGCCGGGACGTGGCGGGCGTTCTCTTGGAAGCCCTAGACCCGGCGGCGGCGGCCGGGCTGGCGGGGGAAGCGGCCGGGGCCGGGGCGGGGTCC